GTCTCCTGCGCCGCGGCGCTGATGAACCAGTTGCCGCCGACGCCGTCGTACTGGCTCTTCGTGTCACCGTCGTGCAGCGCCAGCTTGTCGGTCTTCTCGAGGCCGGTGTAGGTGGCGTCGGCCTTGGCCGCCCACTTCTCCTTGGCGATCGCCTTCATCTTGGCGCGGATCTCCACGAGCTGCGGGTGGTCGGGCGGCAGTATCAGCATCGCGCTGTAGCGCGGGCTGCCCTCGCCACCGACGGTCGCCGGCTCGAACAGGTTGGGGAACGACAGACGCACGTTCTTGAGCATCAGGCGGCCGGTGGGTTGAGCGGTGGGGGTGGACATATTGAATTTCTCTCGGTGGGTTTGGTATTCAGCGAAATCGGGGTGATCGGGGCCGTAATCGAGCAATCCGTCCGGCCCGATGAACATGCCGGGAGGGATCGCGGGTTTCTTCATGCGAACTCTCCTTGTGTAGCGTCTGCTACGGTTTCGAAATCATCTGCTGCCGGGGTGACCGACAGCGCGGGACGGGGGTCGGACACCGGCGCGACGTGCTTCTTGCCGGGTGCCCGGGTGATCAGCGCCTCGGCGCTCTTCCACTGGCGCGGGCCGATCGTGCCGGCCTTCACCAGCTTCTCGGCGGTGGTCGGGCTGATCAGCTTCAGGTCGTAGGCGTCCTCGACCTTGAGGCGGAACTGCTCGCGCAGCATCTTCTCGGCGGCGGCCGCGTCGGACCAGGCGCGGTTGCCCTGCTTGCCCTCGACCAGCTTGAAGCCGGGCACCGGCTCGGCGGCCAGCAGCCGGCGCTCGACCTCGGCGCGCACTGCCTTGCACCATTCCTCGATCAGATCGACCTTGGCCAAACAGCGTGATAACTCTTTGGCGCCGGCACTGGAATCCTTGAACCCAACCGGCTGGTCATCTGAAAACTCGTCGATCGACGCGCCGCGCAGGAATACCACTTGGCTGACTTCAGCGCGCAGCGCTGGGCACGTCGCCTTGGCCTTGCAGAACTTGCAGCTCTTCTCGTTCGGGCGCAGATAGACGCGCTGCCACTCGTCGGCCGACATCGAGCTGCCCTCGAACAGGCGCTCGGCGCCGAGCTGCTCCTGCACCGACCGCGCGGCCTCGCCGCGGCACCAGGCCTCGAGCTCCTCGACGGTGATCGTCCACTCGCTGGGCGCCGACTTGATCCGGGGCTGCAGGATGACCATGCGAACACGCTCGAACGGGCCGAGCGTGTCGTTCATGGAGTTGAGCGCGCCCAGGCCGTACAGCATCATCTGCGGGTTGGCCTCGGCGCTGACCTCGACGCCCATGCCGTACTTGAAATCGATCACGATGAGCTCGTCGCCGCGCACGCCGATCACGTCACTGGTGCCCCATGCGTCGTCGCTCGGCACGCCGAGATAGGACGCATAGTTAACGCGCTGCTCGGGCAGAATGAGCCCGTCGCCGACGATCTCGTGGATGGCGTCAAGCGCCGTCTTCACGTGACCGGCCATGTCGGCGTCCGCCGTGAGCGGCAACTCACCGAGCAGCGCCTGCTCCAGCAGCGAATGGGCCTTGGTGCCCTCCTCCGCGTACTTCGAGCTGCGATCGGGCAGCCCCTTGCACATGACGGGCCGACCGGGGCACAGGGTGTTCGCCTCGAAGTTGCTGGCGCTGTGCTTGCTGTGTGCGTCAGGCATTTTCTTTCCCCAGCTCGGCCAGCTTCGCGATGACGTCGTCGTACGCGGCCTGGTAGTTCTCGGCCGGCACGCCCTTGAACGTCGGCGCGCCGTGCTTGACGGCGATCGCCGTCACGTGTTCCTTGAGCTCGAGCCCCTTCTTCTGCACCAGCGTCACCAGCTCGTGCACCTTCTTCTGCAAGGTGGCGTAGGGCAGGGGCTCAGCGGTGGTGGATTCCGGCGGAGGGGCAGGGGGTTCGCCGGCGTCTGCCTTCGGCGCGACGACTTCAGCGGTGATCGGCGCCACCGGGGGTACGGTTTTCGGCTTGACCGGCTCCGCTTCGATCGGCGCAGGGGTGGTGGACGCGTCGCCGAGCGAGATGCCGAACAGCTTGAGATCGTGCAGCAGTTCGGCAGCGGATTCAGCCACGAGGCTGACATTCAGACTGTTGAGATCGGGGCGAGAGAATGTGGCTTGGTACATCATGTCCTTTCAGAACGGTTGAGGGGAATCTGTCTCATGTGCGAGGCCTTGACCTTTTCCGGGCAGAACCTGCACTTCCACACGAGGTACATGTGCAACCGGCGGGGCCTTGCATCGAACGACTGCAGGTCGAATCGATGGATGCACGTAATCGTCGAGGAACCGATTGGCTTGCCAGTCGGCTTCGGTTCGTACGAGTAGGTTTCGGGTGGCATCGTGAATGCGTCGGTCGAGGGCCATGTGATCTCCAATCGCAAGCCCTGACTCGCAGGGCAAGCGGCTGGGATCGGGCTGTAAAGCATTTCAGCGCAGAGGAAGCCAGACTTGCTTGACACCTTGAGATGCCAGGTTTGCAGCCACGGTGGAGAACCATTTAGTCTCTCGGTCTTCCTTGCTGTATTCGCAGTGAAAGAGCTTGCCGATCAGGATCCCAGCGACGTTTTGTGCGTTGCCCTTGATTGCGTAGAACTTCATCTCGTTGCTCCTGGTGTTTGCTGAACCGATGTCTGTACTTTAGCACTTGCTCAAACGCAGTCAAGCATCTTTTCCGAAATATTTTTCACGTTCGCTAATAGCGGCTAGACTGCGGGCATCTTTCACCCAACCGACACCCCGACACCATGCACATCTTCAAGACCTGGATGAACGCCGCGACGCGGGAGGAGCAGGAGCTCCTGGCCGCCAACTGCGGGACCAGCCGCGGTTACCTGTACCAACTCTCGGGCGAGTTCGCCGACGCAAACCCGACGCTCGCCATGGCGATCGAGCGAGAGACGGCGGCCATGGCGCGCGCCGCGCGCGGGCGGCTTCCCGTGATCTATCGCACCGACATGTCCCCGGTGTGCCGCGGCTGCAACTTCGCGCAGCGGTGCCTGGGCGCCAAGGCGATGCGCGCTGAGTTCCCGATCGTGGATGCCGCGCTGCTGGCGGGGCTGGCCGACACCGAGGGAGGCAGCCATGACTGACGCATCGAAGGCCGTTGAGGCGCTGCCCCGCTATGCGGCCGATCCCGACACACTCTGTGGGTTGCGGCCTGCCTCTTGGGGTAATTGGCTAGATCGCAGTGAAGTTCTTGCCGTTCTTGCCGCCACGCAAGCTGAGCAGGCCAAGCCGGACAACGGGGCAAGCATGATGGCCTGCTGCGGAGGCGATTGGCCTATTTCATCACTTCCTCAGCCGCCATCCCCAGACGTAGAGCGGCAGGCGGTGGCGTGGCAGTTCCAAGGGCCGGATGGGACGTGGTTGAACCCAAATGGCTTTTCGCGCAGGGACGTCGACCTTCTCAAATACCCAGTCCGCTTGCTCTACACCACCCCACCGAAGGAAGCCGGGGACGCCGATGCGGAGGATGCTGCGCGGTATCGGTGGCTGCGTGACACGCCATGGTTCGATACGCCTTTGCAGCGAATCATCGCATTGCAGTTGAACGCCAAGTGGGATGCCGCCATCGACGCCGCCCGCTCACTCCAACAGAAAGCCCGCCCATGACCTGGGGCGCGACACCTGAAGAGTGGGCCGGCTGGCAGGCCCTGGGGCTCACGACCGAGCTGCTGCCGGTGGTGGCCGATCCGGGCGCCAAGCGCAGCGTCACGTCGAGCATCAAGGAGCCGGGCAAGTTGCCGAGCCTGTTCAACCGCGCAGGCGAGATGGTGGGCATGCTCAAGTGGCCGCAGCACCTGGCAAGCGACGCCGAGGTGGCGCGCTGGTCGCGCGACTCGCGTCTGGGGATCTGCCTGCAGGCCCGGCGCGTGAAGGCCTTCGACATCGACATCCCCGACCCTGCCGCGGCGCAGGCCGTGGCCGACGTGCTGGAGTTGACCCTCGGCGCGCTGCCGGTGCGCGGGCGGTCCAACAGCGGCAAGCGCTTGATGGCCTTCGCGCTCGACGCCGAGTTCGGCAAGCGCATCATCAAGACACCCCACGGCGCGATCGAGCTGCTGTCCACCGGTAACCAGTTCCTCGTGGCCGGCACGCACCCCTCGGGCGTGCGCTACGAGTGGGTGGGCGGTGTGCCGACCGAGCTGCCCACGCTGTCCATGGCCGAGGTGGACGACGCCTGGGCCATGCTCGCCGATGCGTTCGGGGGTGGCGAGTCGACGGACGCCAGCAGGGTAGGGCAGGCGCCGAGCGTGGCCCGGGCTGCCGCTGACGCGGCCGATCCAATGGTGGGCTGGCTCGACGAGCACGGCTGGACGACGGGCGCTGCGCGCGACGGGCGCGTGGACATCAGGTGCCCGTGGGCCGCGGGGCACAGCACCGACACCGGGGCGTCGTCGACGTCGTACTTCCCTGCCGGTGTGGGCGGGTTCGCACAAGGGCACTTCCGGTGCCTGCATGCCTCGTGCGCTGCGCGTACCGATGGCGACTTCCTCGCCGTAATGGGCGTGGTGGCCGAGTCGTTCGACGTCGTGGTGCCAACGGCGCAGGAGGCAGCGCTTGAGCTGCCCAACTTTCAGCGCGACAAGGCCGGGCACATCCTCGCGGTCCTGAACAACGTGCTGCAGGCGGTGCGCCGGCCCGACGTGTGTGAGCTGCGCATCGGGCATGACCTGTTCAAGGATGGGTTGATGTACGGCACGCCGGACGGGCTGTGGGCGCCGTTCATGGACCACATCTTCGTCGACCTGCGCTCCACGCTCGAGCGCAAGGGCTTCCAGCCGATCAAGCACGAGATGATCAAGCATGCGGTGCTGAAGGTGTCGATGGAGAACCAGTTCGACAGCGCGCAGCAGTGGATCCGGACACTGCGCTGGGACGGTGTGCCACGGGCTGCTGGCTTTTTTGCTCGGTACTTCTGCGCCGACGACACGCCCTACACCCGGGCGGTGGGGGCCTACACCTGGTCGGCGCTCGCCGGGCGGTGCTTCACCTCACCGGTGAAGGCCGACATGGTGCCGGTGTTCATCGGGCTGCAGGGCGCGGGCAAGACGTCGGCGGTGAGCGTGTTCTCGCCCACCAAGGATGCTTTCGTCGAGATCAGCCTGGACCGCAAGGATGAGGACATCGCGCGCTCGCTGCGCGGCAAGCTGGTGGGGGAGATCGCCGAGCTCAAGGGGCTCGCGTCGCGTGAGAGCGAGTCGATCAAGGCCTGGGTGAGCCGGGAGACCGAGGAGTGGGTGGGCAAGTACCGGGAGTTCACCACCCGCTTCGATCGCCGGCTCCTGTGCTTCGGCACCGGGAACAAGAACGAGTTCCTCGACGACGACACGGGGGAGCGCCGGTGGCTGCCGATGATCGTGAACGGTGTGGACGTGAAGGGCATCCAGGCGGTGCGCGATCAGCTTTGGGCCGAGGGGCTCGCGATGTTCCAGGCCAACGGCGGTGAGGTGCTGTGGCGCGACGCGCTGGAGCTCGCCAGGGCCGAGCACCACAAGTTCAAGGTGGTCGATCCGTGGATGGATCCGATTCTCGATTGGCTGGCACGGGAGGACATGGACGGCCCGCGTGACAGGAATCTGGTCCGGATGCACGACGTTTTGACGTCGGCTTTGGGCCTCACGACGGCCAAGATTGGGGGCAAGGAGGCCGCGCGAGTGGGCAAAGTACTGACACTTCTGGGGTACGAGAGGGTGGTAAGGACGCTCGACGGGAGGCAGGCAAAAGTGTGGGTTCTTGCAAAAAATAGCGCGCTTAGCGATTTTGCTTAAATCTGCATGTTTGTGAGATTGCGTTTTTGCTCATGTTCGATGTTGTTTGCGTAATTTTACGCGTTCGCTTACCACCCATTACTGCTGAAAATTGAAGGGTGGTAAGCGATTTTTCATAGGTAAATGTGCCCCCTTACTACCCTTACCACCTCTTTAAGAAATAATAGAGAGAGAGAGAGAGTACAAGTACGCTATACGCTGTATGGAAAAGTTTATGGCTCTCAGGTGGTAAGGTGGTAAGCCGCTTTTTTGCGCTCGGCCGCGCGGCTCCGGTGGTTGCAACGGTTTGACAGGCGGCTAGAATGGGCGCAAAGGAATCCTCACCATGTTCGTATCCATCATCGTCACGGTCATCTTGCTCGGCGTTGTGCTGTACCTGGTCGAGCTGATCCCGATGGATCCGACGTTCATGCGAATCGTGCGAGTCCTGGCCATCGTGGCGGCGATCTGGTACGTGCTCAGCGCGATCGGCGTGCTGCCCGCTCTGTCCCGCGCTTGAGCGATGAGCCCGGCCGAGATCGTGATCGAGACATTCGGGGGCATTCGCCCCACAGCGCGTTTGCTGGACGTGGCGCCTTCGTCGGTGTTCCGGTGGCTCGCCAGGACGTCGGAGGCCGGCGTAGCGGGGGCAGTACCTGACCGGTACTGGGAGGCCCTCCTGCAGGCTGCCAGGGGGCTGGACAAGCCCTTGACGAAGGCGGATCTCGCCAACGGCCGAAAGGGCAGCCGAACGATCATGCGAAACGGCGTGAAGTCGTTCGAGTCCATGGTCCTGATGCTGGGGAAATGAGATGGC